ATCTAAAGAAGGTTACCCAGGCCATTGGGTAGTAAGTTTCAATACCAGCTTGCCGATAAGCCGCCACAGTCTGGACCCTGTTACGGGTAAGCCTGTAGATATTACACAGGACGGGGAAATAGTACCCGGGTATTACGTGGAAGTTTATGGTAGCGTGGCGGGCAATAGGAATAATAAAAATCCGGGGGTTTTTGTTAACCCAATGATGGTTTGCCGAGTTGGGTACGGGGAACGTATTATATCAGGTCCCAACGCCGCCGCCGTAGGGTTCGGCTCAACCGCCCGACCACAGGGCGCAATGGCCACACCTCCGGGGGGCATGCAACAGCCGGTTCAACAGCCGGTTCAACAGCCGGTTCAACAGCCGGTTCAACAGCCGGTGCAACAACCGGTGCAACAACCGGTGCAACAACCGGTGCAACAACCGGTGCAACAACCGGTGCAACAACCGGTGCAACAACCGGTGCAACAACCGGTGCAAGCGTCCCCTGGGTTTTTACAACCTCCCCCAGTTAATTAACAACGTGCCGCCCTTCGGGGCGGTTTAAATTATGCTACCAACAATTGATTTTGAAACATATAGCGCCGCCGGGTATGTTTTCGATGGCGTTAAATACGTGGGCGCCCGCCCCAATAAACGCGGGCTGCCGCTAACCGGGGCGGCACGATACGCAGAGGACCCGACAACCGAAATACTGTCATTATCGTATGATTTGCTCGACGGTCTGGGGGTCAAACTGTGGATTCCCGGAATGCCGCCGCCCGCTGATCTTATAAACTATATATCCGGGGGCGGCGTAGTTGAAGCGCATAACAGCGCGTTTGAGTTTTATATCTGGCATTATGTAGCATTTTCGCGAATGGGGTGGACGCCGCTGCCGCTGTCACAGTTACGGTGTAGCTCGTCTAAATGTAAAGCGTTCAGCATACCCGGAAGCCTCCAGCCGGCGTCAGAGTTAATGTGCCCTGAAAATATCAAGGATGCCGGGGGGCATGCAGTGATGATGAAACTCTCAACCCCACGAAAGCCAACTAAAAATAATACAGCCCTGCGATATACCCCTGAAGATTCCCCGCAGGAATTCGCCCGGCTGTACTCATATAACGAACAGGACGTGCGTGCAGAACACGCGCTATCTAATAAACTGCCCGATTTATCACCGTTTGAGTTAGATGTGTGGCTGCTGGACCAACGTATAAACGCGCGCGGCGTACAGATCGATACGGAATCACTCGCCGCGTGTATATCGATATTTGAGCAAGCCGAAAATAAATACCTGGCCGAGTTAAATCATTTAACTGGTGGCGGGGTTAACTCAGCCAGTGAACTACAAAAAATGATAGGGTGGCTTGCTGGTCGCGGCGTGAAAGTTAACACACTGGACGAAGACTCAGTTAAAAGTCTGTTGAAATCGGAACTACCAGAGGACTGTAGGCGCGTGGTAGAGATACGCAAAATATTATCGTCATCGAGCGTTAAAAAAATATACTCCATTTTTCACATGCTTAATAGCGATGGTCGGCTACGCGGTATTTTTGCATACTGCGGGGCTGATCGCACGGGCAGATGGGCGGGGCGCGGCCCGCAGCCACAGAACCTACCCCGAAAAGGCCCAAAAACGGTACGTTGCGACCAGGTGAACGGGTGCGGTAAATATTACGCTTCACACCGCGACACATGCCCCCATTGCTCGGCGTCATGCGCGTTTTCTGAGTCTGTAGAGTGGTGCAATGACATTGTCGAACAGGCACTAAATGATATTAAGCGGCTAGACCTGTCTACAGTTGAGAATATCTGGGGTGACCCGCTGGACGTAATATCTGGATGTCTACGGGGGTTATTCACCGCTGCGCCCGGTAAAGAATTAATTTGCTCGGATTTTTCTGCAATCGAAGGTGTAGCGGCTGCCATGCTGGCCCGTGAACAGTGGAGAATTGACGTATTCAGAACGCACGGGAAAATATACGAGACCGGAGCGAGCAAAATAACCGGCATACCATTTGAGGAATTTATACGGCACAAAAAAGAGACTGGTAACCATCACCCGACCCGACAGACTATCGGCAAGGTCTCCGAACTGGCTAGTGGTTTCGGGGGCTGGATAGGTTCATGGGTGCAGTTCGGGGCGGGCGAATTCATGACCGAACCTGAGATTAAAGATGCGCTGTTAGCCTGGCGCGCCGCGTCTCCTAATATTGTGGAAATGTGGGGCGGACAGCACAGAAAACACCCGCACCGCTGGGAATTCACGCCAGAATATTACGGGCTGGAAGGCTGCGCGGTATTGGCAATATTAAACCCGATGCAGTGTTACGCGCACAACGATATAAAATATCAATACAGTCAAGAAACGGGTATTTTATATTGCCGCCTATTGTCCGGTCGTATTCTACACTATCATAACGCCCGGCTACAGCCACACACTGCCAGGAACGGCATGATTGAATACCAGATTCTATACGATGGTACGGACAACGAAACAACCGGAAAATGGTTAACTATGTCAACCTATGGGGGTAAACTGTTTGAGAATGTAGTTCAGGCAACCGCCCGCGATTTATTAGCGTTCGCGATGGTTAATGTAGAAAAAGAAGGCTTCCCGATTGTGTTACACGTGCATGATGAAATAGTAGCAGAAGTACTGGAAGGCACGGGCGATATAAAACGGTTCGAGCAGATCATGTCTACTATGCCTGATTGGGCGCAGGATTGGCCTGTTAAAGCAACAGGGGGTTGGATAGGTGATAGATACAGAAAAGAATAGTTGACAAGTATGTCAATAGGCATTAATATTGTCATACAGTGTATAAGAACTGTAAATTAATTAATTTTTTAAGGACGTAAAAAAATGGCTAAATTTATTATTTTCTCGGTATTGTTTTTAATTCTTACCGCACCGGTTGCTGTTATGGCTACCACGAGCGGCCCAGCAGTATTAATTCATAAATCAATCACCGGTGTTCAAAATCGTGATGTGTTAGCCACCCACGCATTCACGCAAAGGTTTCAAAGTATGGCAGCGTGTGAAAATGCTAAAGCTGATCTTGACGCCGCGACTTTTCCGGTAGTGTCCTGGGTAGCGCAAAGTGGGCGGTCTAATATAACGTTATGCGTTCCGTTCGATCAGTAATCTGTAGTATGTAGATTCCCCGCCCTTCGGGGCGGTCATTCAGGAGATATAAAATGTTTAAGATTATTATTCTTGCACTATTTCTAATTCTGTCAGCCCCAGTGATTGCTGGTAATTTTTCACATCACCGGGTGCAACAGTTTAACCAACAGGCGGCTGAGAGAGATTTTCAACGTCAACAGATGGACCATAACCGCCGTCAGATATTACAACAGCGGCAATATGAAAATTCTCGTAATTATCAGCCCCAATCACAACCACAGGTACAAAATATTGTCACTTACCCGAACCAACGCTATTAAACCGAGAACCCCCGAATACATTTACCGCCGCGTGGAATAATCGCGCAATTCGGGGGTCTAAACTAGGCGCATCACTAGCCATCTTACGATACATTCTACACCCCTCTAACACGTCTAACTGCCAGCCCTCATACCCACGCAATATATCATTTCCGGTAGTAATCAACATTTCATAAAAGAGCGCGTCAACTTCCGAGCGGCTTAACTTCCCCTGCGGTAATTCCCCGCCTGTTTCATACCCGTAGTCATGCCAGATTGCGGCCAGACGGGACCGGCCATTTACCGGAAATAGTGGGCGGGCGATAGGTGGTATACTCGCCAGATCGTTTATACTGCCCATGGGCACATTAACAGACTCACCCAACATTTTGGAATAATAGGTTCCTACGCGTGTGGTCATCCAATGCCCGCGCCCGTCTATGATCGGTATCAATGGCGGGATTTGTATAAAATAGCCCGCTTCATTCGGTAATTTCAATTTCTGTTTCTCCAAAAAATAACCCAGGCTCAACTAAAATACACAGCCCCTCGTCCGGGTAGGGTATGTATGTTTGTAACAATTTTATAGCCACACGTTTAACTATTATATCGGTTTCCGGGTCGCAATATAACGATAGTGCATGTCGTAGCTCCGGCCCGCTGTGTATCAGTGCGCGGGTGGCGTCCCCGAACTCATATTTTTCCGGGTCGTTGCCCTCGCTGCGTATAGTCTCACAACCGGACATACCGGTGAGCGTTAACACGCAAGCTGCTGACACAATAAATCGTACAATCATTTTATTACCCCTTTTAAATTCATGGGCGCGTACATAGCACGATTTCCCGCGCCACGATACGCGCGTAAGACCTGCCCGCGCGGGGCGCGTTCCCTAAATGAGACATGGACCCAGTCAGGATTTTTAAGCGTGCCGAATTCCCAGATCAATTGGTCAAACTCAACATTCTCGAACAGCCAGTTAAACGCCTCGGCATTGGTCAGCCCGTTATTATAAACGTCACAATCAATGTCTATCGCCCCCTCGGCTTCACCGCTTAGCGCCCCGTATAAGTGCTGTGATCGTGACGAGCCTCCCAGTGCGTGGTTAAGCGCCAAGCTACGAAACATTGAAGTTATAGCTATGGGGCGCCCGTAATATCCCCGTAATGGTTCGAACAGTATTCTAGCCGCGCATCGTATTAAATCAAGCTGTTCCGCGTTCGGGGTATTATCTATACCATATTTTATAGCCGTTGCGCTTTTCGTGGCTTCTCGGAAACTAACATTGTCACTTATCTTCATTCTTACCCACCATAGCCTTTAGAATATCGGTGAAAATATTATAGTGATCGATGAACCACGCCGCCAGAACACCTAAGAACGTCACCACCCCCACAATTGTTTTTGCTATGAGCTGGTTATTCTCGATAATAGTCTGTTTTCTCTCAATGTTCGCCAACCTGTCATTGATCTGTCGTAACATGCCTAATGTCGGGCAATTAGTGCACCCGGTTTGCTGGTTATTCATCGCGGAATACCCCGAATAATTTAGATTGGTCGATTAATATAGGGCCGCCGGATACGGGCACAATAACCGCGCCCCGTGTGTTACGTGCAAGCCGGGCGCCCGTAAATCCGTTTTTGCTGGACCAATGCCGGTTATTATAGTTTCCGTGCTTAACATAACTGTGATTAGTGGCCAGGTCGAGCGAAAAATACACGCCATTGATATTAAACGCGGGTATCGTATTTATTAGCGCGGTGACAGTAGTATCAGTCCAGTTTATCCCGTCTGCCGTTTTATACGTGGTAGCGTTCGCAGTAGTGCCGGCATGTATATCAGCGCTGCCTGGATTCTGCCACACTAACCCCGCGTTCGGGGTCAATGGCATGGTTCGGCTGGTCCACGACCCGGTTAAACCCGTTGGGCTGGTATACGCCGTAGTACCGCTTGCCCAGTACCAGAATAAACCCCCTATTACTAAAAAATGAGCTATTCCGTTTATCGCGGGCAATGTTTGAGTGGTCCAGTTCGCGCCGCCGTCTACCGAGTGCGTTATAGTGCTAGACGTGTTAAATACTATCCAGTTGCCCCCGTTTTCCACGGGTATATTATCCGCGTCGGCATTCGCCGAAACAGATAGAGCGCCTCCTGAACTCCAGGTTATACCGTCTGCACTTGTGGCGGATGCCGTTCCCCCTGCGTCCACAGCTACGAAATTTGTACCATCCGTTCCTACCCGCCATGGTTCGGACGCTGGCATAGTTCGTAATGTCCAGGTAGTTCCGTCCTGTGAGGTCGGTACACTGTTGCTAGCATTAGCGGGGCTGCCGACAAATAAATTATTACCGAAAACAAAAGCGCTTGGGGCAGTTCCTAGTTGAGTATCTACAATATTCGACGCCAGATCTAGACCAGCAGTCAATGGTATTTTACCGGACGCCGCAGCAGTACTGAATAACGGCAGCACTATACCACCTACATCAACTGGCGGTACGCGGTTTTTAGGCATAGCCGGAAACATTAGTAATCGCCCCCGAACGCTGTGAATGTGGCTGTTTTAGTAGCGGTCAGTGCAGAATTAGCCGCGACCTTTAATATTGCGTTGGGTGCTAGCAGTAAGCCCCCGTTCGCTTGTAATGCCGGTATATCTGTTAATGTAAGTAAATTTTGCGCCGGGGTAGTCCCGTCCGTACCCGCACCGGCTAACACAGTAACCTGCCCCACCCGGTAGGATGTAGTACCATCGTTTACTATTACGTTTATAACTGCGTCGGCTGTATCATCCGAGACCACCGCCACGGAATCAACCAGCCCGCCGGTTGCGCCCGCCGTATATAAAGTTTTTTCGGCTGTTGCGTCCGCGCTGGTGATGGTAGTGTGCGCGTTCTTAGGTGATGCTTGGAAAATTGGGGAGGCTGCCATTTTTTATAGTCCAAAGAAATTGTCAAAAGCATATTGTCTACTAGATGCGTCGTTTATTGGGGGTATCTCCATAACTGGCCCCCATTCTGTGGGGCTGCTGATAGGGTTGTTTCCAATGTTACCATTTACCAGTGATTTATAAAATAGCCCGTTCGATGCTTTAACTGTGGCATTAATAGCGTAAGTCTCGCTCGAATTCCACACGTTGAGAAATTCTATCTGTTGCCACTCCGTAGGGCTGCTTGTCGGGTCGTTACCCTGGTTCGCATCGGTTATTGACTTATAATACGCGCCGTCGCTACCTACAACTATATCCGATGTATTATAAATCGTGATACTGTTCCACGCGTCGAAATTCCCTGATTCGGTAGCGCCGTCCGGGTCACGGACCTCTATCTGCACATCGTTCTCATCTGTCAGTACCACACGGGCGGACCCGTTAAAAAACACATTAGGCTGTCGCCCGGCTGCGGTCAATATAACCGGGTTGGTGTTCGGTATCGATAGATTAACATCTGCGTACGTTGTTTTTAATGTGGATGTTCCGGACTGATAAAAATACAGTTTACCCGCTATCAGAGGGTACCCTGAATTATCAAAATACTGTTTTCCGATATTCCCGAATCTTGCCATTATTCTTGCTCATCTTTTAATGCTGCGGATACGCCGATAGCCGCCGCGATTGATGGAAAATCCGTTTCCATATTCGTTAGTACCCGCCGGAATGCTGGTTTCGAATTCATCGCTTTTCTAACTGCTCGATCATCCGCACCGGCCCTAACTACGAAGTTTATAGTATCTCTCACCGCCGCGAGTCCTGGCATACTTGACGCACGCGATAACACGTCTAATATTACCGGCGCTGAACCTTTCGGGGTGGCCGCTGCCGCTGGTACGATATCGCGGGCAGTGGCTTTTAAATTCATTAACCGGGACAGTGCTTTTTCATTACCCCGAAACACTTCTTGTAATTTCTTTTCTCCAAGATTTTCCAGGGATTTAGAAAACTGCGCGGGGTTAAACATTTGCGCCCCGGATGTCTTATTAGATACGGCTTTTAAACTATCTTCCAGGGCATTCATAACCACGGCTGCCTGCATGTTCTTAATTGCTTTCTGACCAGGCTTACCCGCTTTACGTAAGCTGGCCATAGTGCGTTGTAGATTTTCAATACTAGCAACGCCGCGTGAATCGGCTTTTAATAATTCACGCGCTACTTTTGACGCCTCAATTACCGGGGTTACCCCGTCCTGCTTCGTATTAATTAAACGCCCGGTTATTGCCTGGGGTGAAAATTCCGTTTTAATCGTTCGCACCCGTTCGCGTGCAGCCTTCAGCGTATCTAGTACCGTGGGGGCAATATCCCCGCCCCGCGCTTTTAATGCGTCGTCTATTAGTTCGGCTTCGGCGTCAAGTGCACGCTGTAGCGGCCCGGTAACTACCGAAGTGGCCCCGGTATTATCGCCCCGTGCGGCGCGCAATAGCCCCTGCCGGAAATCTTCAAAATTACCGATATTGAGCGGTACTACCTCGCCGCCGGATTTTATAAATTTCTCCACGGATTCAGGGGTTTTATCGATTCCAAACTCTACGAGCAAATCTTTAACCGCTGGTATCTGGTTACCTTGAATCTGTGATAGTCTCCGCATTTCCCGCTGGCCTGGTATCGCCTCGGATATTGACCCGGTGAATAACGGCATGTTGGCAACTTCGGGCGCGGTTTCGGCGACCTGTTTATAGAGCGCGTTCTTTTCCGCTTGTAACAGTTCTTTACGCCCGGTCAATGCGGTTTTCACCGATTCGCCCAGATCGTCCGCCACACCTAGCGAGTTCACCAGATCGTCAACTTTGCCAGTGAATGCCTGACTCTGCTGCAACTTCATTTGTCGTAACGGTTCAGCCGCTTCAATGCCTGCCTGATTGAGTAAACGTTGTTCTTTGGCTTGCTGCGCGAAATCCTGCGTAATATCGCCCGCCGTCGCCGGTATTCCCTGCGATTGAAAACGGGCGGCACGTGCAGCCTGTTCAGGGTTTACCCCTTCACGGTTTACTAGTGTAAATGCCTCTTCTGTGAGATCCTCGAAACGGGTTCCGGTCTGGTCGAGTGCGGCTTGAAATTCGGGTGTAGGCGTTCCATCCGGGGTCAATAGCGGCCCCTTCGGTGTCTTTCCTAGCCGTTGAAATAATGCACGCCCCAGGCGGCCAATGACAGGGCTGATAGCCTCAATGCCACCCGCCAAAGCGCCCCCAATAGCTCCACCCGCCAGAATGTCAGTCGTGTCACCCCCGCCCCCTTTAGAAATTATGGAACCTTCCGCCGCGCCAAGTGCACCAGTTCCGAGAATACGCGCCGCTGTACTCTGTGCCGCGGGTATTAGCGTTCGCCCTGCGGTCGATGTGGTAAGCCCCGCACCGGCCAACGGCGCAGCGGCCACAAATGGCGCAGCCTCCCCTACAACCTGCCCAACTGTAGGGATAACACTATCATCGGCCATGCGCTCAAAAGCGCGTTTAGTTACCGGGTCCTCCTGTTCCGCCAGCCCCAGCCCGCGCGCAACGTTAGTCAACCCCCGCCCTAATCCGATCGTGAATTTTTGCAACCCTGATAAGCTGGCGTTCAATTCGTCTATTGCGTCCACGGTTCCTGGGTTTTGACGTGCAGGAGAATCCTGTGGAAGCTGTCCGGTTTCTTCTAACTCCACCATGTCGAATATATCGCCGCCGCCCTGCTTAACGGCTTGCGCGCGCTGGTCTTTTGTGGCTCTTTCTAATTTCTCGAATATATCCGCCATTAGTAAAGGTCACCTTCGGTTAAACCTAACATTTCGAGCGCTTTTTCCGGGCTAATTCCACGTTTTGCAGAATCTATATAGATATCCGATACGTTAATAGTCTGTCCATTTAATTTAGGAGGTTTTATTTCTTTCCGCCAGGTCTGGTTAAGCCCGCGCCCGGTTGTTTTATTACTGATAAAATCACCCTTGAATTGATTATACGCCGCGTCCATTTGTGACAGTTCCGCCGAACCCCGCAGGAATGAGGCTATCTCCGCCGCGCTTGCGTTAGGTGGCGGAAAACCTTTCAAGGCATTCGCTATATCTGAATCGGAAGCGGGGGGTGCAACGTTTTCCACGGCTTTAGATATACGTACCCTGTCGTATTCGGTGCGTAATCGGCTTAGTTCATCACGCCCGCCCAACATATTCTTGAGAGCTTCAGCGGCAGTCACTTGCAACCCACTAGGGGATTTTACAAACCGTTCGAAATCATCCGCCAGGTTATTGAACTGTGCGGCTTGCCGCTGAGATTCAACCGCCGCGTCCTGTGATGAAAATAGAACTTTCTCAAGCCCGGGGGTTAATTTCTCCATCGCCCCGCGCGCTTTTGCTTCATCCAGCTGTAACCGGCGCATCTTAATCATGCGCTCAAATCCATCAGGTTGAGCTTTTCTAAACCCCGGAATTGGTGCGGCTGACGCCTGCCCGGTGGTAGGGTCTAAATTAATCACCTGCCCGTCTATAATCTGTTGTTTAAACTCTGGGGCGGGTCGTCGGAATCCCTCTATGTCCTGCGCAGTTACTGGCCCGGTCGGGGGAATATCGATTATCTGACCGTCTACCAGTTCGCGCCTGGTCTGTGCTTCCTGCGGGATATTTAGCCGCCCTTCCGCCTGTGCAAACTGTATAAGCGGCTGCAACTCTGCGAGCGCCCCTTCAGTATCGCCGGATTGAATCTGCTGTAATAACCCCGCCGAATCCGTTGGATCCCCTCCAAGCTGTTGGATATTATTCACACGGTTCTGTAGCAGATTAATAGCCGAATCAATACGCCCACTCTGTAAGTGTTGCGATACTATAAACGCGTCTTTTAATAACGCGTCTTGCCGCTCTTTAGATAGGGACTCTTGCTGCTGCTGTTGCTCCTGTCTTAAGCCCGCCAGGAACTCAGGACCGCGTCCCCCGACGCCCGCCCCAAACCCCTGGAGACCTAAACCGATTCTATCTAATATGCTCTTTTCAGCCATTATTCGACCTTGCCGTAGTCAACCATTAAATACCCATGTTCGCCCATTATAACCGCTTCGGGTGTGGTTTCAATCAACTCTTGCGCTAATACCCCATATCCGTTAACAGCGCCGGTAATTGCGCGGCCCGCAGCATTCCACACCCACGTGTAGAGGTTATTACCGCCTGGGGTTATGCCCACATGCTTAATATTCTGTTTTAGTCGTACATCCGACGCGGCAATAGCCGTACCTATACCAGACGCGGCCTTGCCCACGCCTTCAAGTATACCCTGTTGATTCTGTATTCCTGGGATTCCAGGCAATCCGGCCACCTGACTAGCTGAACCCGTACCGATACCAGCCAATAGTTTAGCAATATCGAGTGAGTTTGTAGACTGTTGCAGCCCTTGATTGACCAGCAGATTAGATATATTACTGCCACCCTCGCCCAGCGCGTCAGAAATACCTGTACCCTGGCGGTTGATCAAGTCGGCTAGTGCGCTAGTAGTCCCGCTTGTGGCTGCTGCGAGTTGCTCGCCTACACGGGTGCGGGCGTTACCTAAGGATTGCCCAGTATTAAATGCCAGATTTGCCGCTGTTTGTCCGCCGGCCAGCCCCAGACTTCCGAGATTAGCGGACGTTTGCCCGATCTGGCCGATCTGCTGACCGGTTAAACCTGTAGACAAACCCGCGCCTTGAAACCCGCGATTCGCTACCACACCCAGCCGATCAAAATTATTCCCAAAGTCTAGCTGCGCGGTATCAACCCCCTGACGTTGCAATTCTTGTTGTACTCTACCCCCGCCAAGCCCGCCAAGCGCCGCAGCGTTACGAGTTACCGCACGCTGGCCGCGCTCTTGTAAAAACTGTTGTCCTGGGGATGATTGAAAATTCTGTATTGCTTGCGCTTGCGCCTCCGGTCCGAGCGCCCCGGTCAATGCCGCCTGAACGTTTCCGGCGTCGATGCCGGGTTTTATGAATGGCGATAGTGATTCTTGCGCACCTCGAACCAGCCGGTCAATATCGGCTTGCCTGCGCTGTAAATCAAATCGGGATTGTCCTATACCCTGTTGCAGACCTGCTAGAGCTGAGGCGAGAGCAGAACTAAATGCACTTTCTGCCCCCGCTAGCCCGGTCTGAGACGGTGTAGCCTGTTGATGCTGTGATAATTGAGGAAACGCGCGCGCTTGTGCCTGATCTATTATCCCCTGAAGCGCTGCGGCTGTTGCCGGGTCTGTGCCAGGTACAACATTGCCAAGTACTAATGATTCGACGCCGAAATTCTGACCGCTCAACGCCGTGGGTACGTTTATGCTACCACGTGCCAATGCAGCATTACGAGCTTGTACCGCTGCGGCTGATGGCCCTGCGCGGTCGGTTATACGCCCGCTTGCATCACGTATCAGTGTAGCCACAGTTACGGCCTCCGAAATTTATCGAATTGGGTTAATAGGTTTGATACTCTGTTTCTGTTCTGTGGTGTTAATTCCGCTTCGGGTGCACCGATAACGCCGGGTATCTGCCCTAGCGGGTCGCCAACGAAACGACTAGACATATTAAATTCAGGGCTACCGGTCAATAATTGCGCGAAAAACTGCTGTTCATCGGACGTTAACCCGGGTATCTCCCCCCGCGATGCAGCATTAAATAAATCCGCGTCGGTCTGGATACCACGCGCGAGTTCTCGCTCTTCAAAATTCGGGGTGCTTAATGATTGCGCTATGCCGGGGGATTGTGGTAATTGACGATTCAATACGCTACTATCTACGCGTACCTGGCGGGGTTGAAATCCTGTAAAATCGGTTGGGTTTCCTAATAACGCGTCTTTCGTTAGGTTTAGGCCACCTACTAACGCGGATTGCCCCAGCATACCAGCGTTTTGCAGTGCGTCTATACGTGCTGAGGATACGCCCGTCAATGCATCAATAGCGGATTTAAAACCCGCGTTTCGTGCCTGTTCCGCACCTGGCGCAACCCTCAATACATCGCTGCGAGCTTGCCGCGTGGCCTCCTCAATAAAATCTTGCCGGCGCCGATTATCTTCTAGCGTTAAGTTCTGTTGGCTGGTATCTTTACCGCCGAAAATGCCTTTAAATACCTTGCCCACTAAGATAGACCCCTATTTCATCTCGCGTTATGCCCATATACCACTGATCTATGACGTTACCGCCTTTAGTATAACTTAGTTTATTAACACCTTCAAGGCGAAAACCGAACCCCTCAGTAAAATTTCTCACATTACGGTATATTACCGGGATTACTGCATTGATTTTATTGATCATCGGGTATTTATCATAAATATACCGTAGCGCCACGCCGCCTGCTTTCTTGCTGTATTTTTTACGGTGATTCGGTATTACATGCGCGTGAATTTGCGCGTTGGTCCGTGTCCATGAATGTAGATTAAATACACCTATAATTTCCATATCATCCCAGATAGCGAGCCATAACTCCCCGTTCATGTCGGGTTCAAAATCTTCTGGTTCTACGCCGTCCTCTGCTATCGTCCGCCACATCTCAGGCAGGGTAAGAACACGTTTAACTAAATCCGCGTTGAATGTACGCTCTATTAGCAGGCTCATACAACCACCCAGCCCTTCTTTGTGTCACCGGATACGCTTGTAATCATTTTTCGGTACGTTACCGGCGCGGTAGGTGTGGTTTCATCGATATACAAAGAATACTGCGGGGCGTATACCGCCCCCTCCGGGCTGCCGGTTCCTACGATCGGGGAAATGGCTGCTACATTAGATAAAAACTGGAAAAACGCGGGGGATATTTCCCCGGATTGGCCAATTACTGGCTGGCTTGCGGATGGTACTACCAGGGGGGATTTAGGCATTGTCTGGACCTTTAATATTTGCAGTTAGCTGTAATATAACAGGTTTAACCGGGTCACTCAACACAAAACGCAATACCACGAAACGCGGGACACGGCCATTTCTGCGCCATATCGTTCTATGCTTATATTCGCCCTGTCTCCCGAGTCTACGCTCCCGGCTGAATTTAAACGTTTTCCCGCCGTCCAGACTCATGTCCATAACTATCACAGGGTCGGGGGCGTCGGAATTTCCTACACCTGACTCTACCGTTAACTCTATCGACGAAACAAACATTGTATTCATGTCGTTTTGAAATGGCTGTGTAGATACCGTGCGAACTATATTATTATCGTATTCTCTGTAACTGTCGTAATCCAGCTTACCTATTCGCCCGTCCCGCCGGTCGCCGACGATTAAACAGCCATACGCTTGAACTATGGAGGCTACCCGGTATTGCACGGACACGCCCTGCCCTATAGCGTTTTGAATCTGTGATCGTCTCTCATGCCAGCGCCCGGACGTAGTATCATATACAAACGTAGTCGACGGAAACGAAAACCCTACAAAATAATGCCCTTCGGCTGCGTAAGACCACGCTGATGTGTTCGCTATTTCGGAAGCGGTAAATTTCTGCAATTCTGAATCAATCGCTTCCGTGGAAACCTTCGTTACACTGTTACCGTTGAGTGCCCACACTGCAGGCTGTTCGCGTTCCGCCCCGCCTACGAACATGAATGTATCATTCGCCGATATCAACGAGTGCGGCGCGTATACGCCTTTTTCTATAACTAACCCAGTGCGTTGAAACGGGAAATCAGCCCCACCTACGTTTTGAAATGCCTCGATAGTATTAGAACCCGCGATAAATAGCTGATTACGAAAAACTATAGCCGCCGTTATGTCGTCCGGGTCGGCTTCAGCGCTTCCAAAATCAAGAGCGTTATAATTAAGTCCGTCATTTAGTTCGGATACGATAAATTTTTTACTATCGGTGGTGAACAGGAAATACCCGTCGATATAAACGACAGTCTGAGGCTGCCCGCTTGCAGTAAAATCTAAGTCTGTTATCGTTGTAAGTGTGTCCGGGTCTGTCGTAAATATGTAGCCGGTCGAGGTAGCGCCGGGTACTAAAATACATAACTGAGTACCATTATCTACCATCCAAACCGGGCCGGACCCCGTGATAGTTCCAAGATCGGTTAATGTAGTCGTGTCGGATTCAAGCCGGTACAGTTTATTACCATTGACGAAATATGCCGCACCCGCCATAACATGGGCGCCTCTGTTCGCGTCATCAATATTTTCCCCGGACGTAGCCAACTGATAAAATCCAGGAGTACCCAGTAGATACTCAGGATTTAAAACCGGGTTAGGGTCAACCACAGGATACCAGTTAACGCACTGTTGCGCGCTCAATGGTAGGCTCCTGCTTACGTAAGCCCCGTTTGCTATTGGTAATATTACGCGCGGCATTATGTGAGAGAAATTTCTACGCCGCCGGTCACAGCGGTCACGGTTATACCGGTCCCGCCTATTATATTGCCGATCTGCGGTTGTGTATCTGTCAAGCCGGTCAGTATAGGTGCGCCACCTGTGCCGGTTTTAAAATTATGCGTTAGGGTAAGCCCATTCTGTGGGGATACCTCAGCAAATATGCCCGCGCCCGCCTCTATGTTTCGGATATTATGCACTGTCCCCTGTGGGTCAAGTATCGGGGTTCCGGTCGGGTCCCCGTCCTGCACTATCGTACCGGTTACATTTAACGATGTAAGAAAATCAATCAATGGTATTTTATAATTCGTACCCTGGCTGACAAAATCGAACGTGGCGTCCGCCGGTATATTATTTAATGCTAGAAAATCGCTTTTTTTACGTCCTTGTGCCCTGGCTGCCATGGTTATAATTAACTCCGCTAATTCAAATAGTGTACCACTTACCGTTGATATACAATTAATCGACCCCGCCAGCGTTATAGCAGTGGTCAAATCCCCGGTAACGGTTGATACACAGGTTATATCACCGGCTAATTCTATGGGGGCTGGTCCGGCTGTTAAATCCCCGGCAACCGTAGCCACACAACTGATAGTACCAGAAATTCCGGTTCCTGTGGTTAACGCCCCACCAACAGTAGATATACAAGTTATATCACCGTCGAGCGTTATAGCTGTGGTCAGATCGCCGGTAACTGTAGCTACACAGTCAATTCCACCTGAAAGCCCTGTACCCGCTGTAAGTGTACCGTTGACCGTAGTTACGCAGGTTATATCCCCGTCGAGCGTTATAGCTGTAGTAAGATCGCCGGTAATGGTGGATACGCAAGTTATATCACCGTCGAGCGCCGCGCCGATTGCCCCGCCCATGAAAACGAATTCTTTCCACTTATCCGCGCGGGGCGGTATTCTCAGTATTTTCGGTTCATCCGCCGCATCTGTTGAGTACCCCGTGCCGTTGCGGGATATTATGTGATTGCCGGTCAGGTCGTATAACTGCGGGTAGTCTGCGGATGCTACATGCGCGTGTAATTTTCGGTTGTTCCACCAATCCTGCTTATACAGCGCTTCGCCAGCCAGAATACGCCGCAGCGCGTTAGGCGTCATCGAATACCCGGGAACAAATATTACATCAAATATTATGCCATTGAACGCATACTGCACATGGCTAGTTAAATCAGATCGTAGCCCTATTTGAGCAATACCGGACGGCGTATACCCGCTGGTTATTGCTGTTCCGCCGCCTTCGTTCACGGTCTGCGGGGCGTCAAAATACCCCCCGCCGATATACAGTGCGTTATTCCGTCGGGTTAGATACCCCGCGAAATTATCACCCTGAACTATCGCACCACCGCCCCAGTTAACATCTGTTAACGCGTTTACTTTACCTACTAATTGTCTCGATGAATTCTGAAAAACCTGTATAGAATCAATCGTGCCGTATGTCCCGCCGTGGCTGTAGATGTACGGAAAATTAGGGTTTAGCCCTGATTGATAATCGAAATACAGTAGCCAATTACCGTTAGGCAGATCAAGCAGGGGGCTGTCGGCTACACTATGACACCGGTCTGTATTCCCTGACGTACCATAGTTTATGGCCGTCATCGGTTATGCGTCCTCGTAGTTTAGACCGGTGAATTTTATGGTGTTGCCGGACGCTGCAAGCGCCACCCCTGAATTATTAACAAGGTGTTCCCGCCAGTATTTCGGCATACCTTCGATTTTCTTTGTCTTGCGCGCTGTGGTAGTACCGTTTAATTGCACGTCCATGATGTGACGTCTGTTTATTGCTTCCGTAGTCGCTACCTTGCCGGTTGCGTCACCCTCCAGGATAAATAAAGAAACAATTCCAGTCGATGCAGCCGCCCCGGCCAGTTCGATACTAAAACTACCGTCCAGGTAGCGATTGGTCGAGTTATCCCGATCAGCTGAAGCGGTCACAGTCCCGCCGTTAGTTAAGCTGTTTAACCCGGTTGACTGTAGTGTTGTTTCTGTAGCGTAGATAGGTTTTAATGACATTATTATATCCCTCGTAGCGCTTTAGCTACATCATGCGCGGTTATGTATCGCCCGAATAATTTTAATGAGCGGTTTAACTGGTATATCGACATGCCGAGTAGGGTTTCTTTATCTATTGTACTCAACACGCCCGCAGCTTCCCACGCGTTTATAGTGGCCATATTCTCAGGTTTTGAAAAATCTATGCCGGTAGAAGCGCCCCCTTCGAGTACCGCGAGAATAGCCAGCGCTGAATCTCGCAACGGATGATCTACTGTATTAGATAAGTCCTTGACTTTGCTATACATGGCCGTTTCAACCGCCCACACCGTAAAATCCGCCCGCAGTACCTGTCCGGTTTCGTTGCTTGTTGCGTCGTTACACATGGCCGCCACAGTGGTATCATCCCCAATGGCGATAGACGGCCCGTACCCTATGCCTTCCGGGTCGTTTAATAGCTCGCTCGACAGCGCCGCGTAATCCATTTTAGTTGTCAATCTGCGCGGTTAAATCGGCTGCGCTGAAACTCGGCGCCGGGTCCCCGTTATTGATAGTTTTATTAACCGATAACGCCCCGAAAAATTCAAGATCGCCGCCGCTCGATAGTGTAAACAGCCCGAGAGCTACCACAGTTCCCCAATTCGCTGTTGGCGCTGGAAACGTAATAGTATTGTTGTTGCTGGTCGTTCCGCTTGTACCGCTACTGGCTACGGTAGTGCCCGCGCCCTGCGTGCCTGCCCAGTTAGCAAGTGACGAAGTAACCGCTACGCGGGCATAACTACCCCCGGTTACCTCAGTACCACTGGTTGAATCAGTAGGTATAACGGTAAACAGCCCAACATACCAGGTGGCCGGGGGTGTGTACGATTGCCCCCGGAATATGAAATCTATCAGTTTATTCTCGAGTGAATCAGTCATTGAAGCCATGTATAAACCCCTATTCTGTGTTGTCTTCTAGCGCTATCGCGCCGTTTGTTTCGGCTAGTATATCAGCCTCCGAACTGTGGTAGAACCTATCATACATCCAGGTACTATTATCATTACCCGACCCGCGCGGCAATGTATCAGGGTAGTATGATGTGGGCACGGTAGAGCCGATCAAGCGCATTGTTTTGATACCTTCCGCCGCTGCTACCGCGAGCGCAGGCGTAACAACCCCGTCATAATCCGGCGCAGATTCCACAGCCATATTATCGATTAGACCACGTAGCGCCCCAGATGGTATGGTTACAATATCGCCAAGATTTTCTACAGCAGTATAGCCTAGACTGATACCATCCACATCCAGCGCCGCCATAAAATTATTCATAGCGAATATAAAATCCTGGTACTCATCCGGCTCTAATTCTGCCTCTGATGCTTGTACCAGGATTTTACGTAGAGCCGCTGTTGCTACCTGCTGAACTGTGGCCATTATTTACCGTTTATCGCGTTTTGTAACAGTTCGTTCTCGACCTGGGAAATTAATTCAGGTGGTAATCCCTGTTTACGTTTCCACAGGCCCCCGGAATCTTTCGCCCGGTTAGCCGTGTTAATTCGTTCATCCCAGGGCATACCCGCGGAATCTACCGACGCGGATTTTTCGTCCATGCGCACCCACCCCAGCCGCGTGGCGGCTTCGATAGTGCCCGGCATATCGTTAGTACTCAATTCAATACCGTTTTTCTTTTTCCACTTAATCATATTCATAATTTAATGGGCGGTATTACCCGCCCTGTTGTTAGTTATTAACCAAAACCTTGACCGGCCATAAATGGGTTCAGTGTTGCGTATGCTGGAAGCATATCAAAACGGACCATTTGTTTGTTGGTGATACCGTCCGCAAAACGTGTTATACGAACCTGGATACCATCTTCTGTAGTGCCGAGTGTATCAGTGGCGTACAGTTTCGGCAATGGTACGCTACCGATGCTAAACGCGTTTTTATGCCAGAACAGATTCGGCTGAATGCGGGTATTGTGCGCACCCAGAAGCGTTACAACCGCGCCGTTAGGGATTGCTGCATCAATAGTATTATACGCGCCGCCAGCCTCAAATATACCAGGCCCGGTGATAGTCACAGTTCCGGTTCCTGTACCGCTCAATGTAACATCAGCATTAACTACGCCGGTGAACAGCACAGACGCGCCGGTTTCATCCAGTACAGGTGTACGGGTGGCCAGATTCAAGCGGTTAATCGCTGCAACCTGCAAGACTTCACCCGCGTTAATTGTCATATTCGCCGGGAAGTTAGCAACGGTCAGGCTCTGAACCATCGTGTCTTTATGCGCCAGATATGTAGGCGTTGGTGCTGCTGATAGCGTGCCCGCACGATCGGAATTATTGAATGTGGTATAACTCGGCAACGTTGTTGCAGTCATAACACGATCAAAACCCGCGAAACGTTGAGAAATAGTTGCTTTCTCATGCGCTTCGGTGATTAGCGGCGCGGCAGAACCGCCCGCGCCCAATGAGCGTTGGTTACTAGCCAGTTTCGCCTGTGTGTATGGGTTTACAGTGTAGTACCAGGGCATATCTTCAGGAACGCCAGCAGATTTTAACACTGAACCGCCCTCGGCTACATGGTCCCATGTGGTAGCTGCTGTGCCGGGTGTACCCGCGAGTAAACCGGAATTCTTCATCATGAACGATGTAAAATCCAGTTCTAAATCCGTGACCATGCGACGCGCTGCCGGTGCGAGTAGCTCATCCAGTTGGTCCATCTTTAAAGCCTGATCAACCTGTGTGAACTCAAGCGGTACAGTAAAATAATTCTGTACTGTACCGGTCGCTTTACCCGTTATGATACTGCCAAAAGAGCCGGTAATATTACCATCCGCAGTACGTACAGAAACGTAATCAGTAGGACGTTTAAAATCAACGGTAGTACCGCTAGAGGGATTAAACGCACCACTCAATAGCTGAGTGTTTACGTTTTTTGAATGTACCCGATTAGCTTCAAATTTTTCTAAAAATACGCGCATGAGTTTGCGCGTGACGTTGCTATCAAATGAATTAGCCATTATTAAACCTTATTTATTCGTAAGTTGCGCCCGCGGGCCCTCGCTCTTTTCGAGTAGTGCCCCCGCCGCGTAATGTGTCCGCCGGTGCGGGTATGTCCGCCTGTTTTCTACCGCCGGAAAGTCTCGTTTTGATCTTTTGTTCCAGGTAAAGCGCCGCCTTAAATGGCGTAAGGTTTTGTAATGCTTCGATTTCGCCAGGATTACGCGCCAGGTACGTTGTTATTAAAGGCCCCTGCTCGTCCTGTAATATATGCTCTGCTAGCTGGTCGCTTATGCCAACCGCTGCCACAGTTTCACCAGCAGCTTTTAGCATATCGCCGGTAATATTCAACTTCGCCGCGCGTTGCGCGTAAGAGTTCGCTAATGTTTCTAATTCGGTTTGTTTTTGCCGCTGTTGCTGTTCGCGCTGCTGTTGTTGCTGTTGGTACAGTGTTTCCTGTCGTGCGTCATACTTTGCAGCTTCAAGTATCTTAGCATCCCGCGCTTTCATCTGCGCGTCAAAATCCTCGTCATACGGGTCGGGTAGTGGCGGTATCTCCGGGCGGGATTGCGGCGCCTGTTTCGCTTCAATCTCCTGGAGTCTTGCCTCAAGCGCTTCACGCGCGCGGCGTTCTTCCATGAGTTCCCGGTGCTTCTTATTGATTTGTTGGTTAAATCGCTCCGGTCCGCCTTCTACCGCTTCGGGCGCGGTAACCTCGTCAGATTCCTGCTCAACGTCTGATTCGTGTTCCTCTACCTGCTCAACGTCTGATTCGTGTTCCTCTACCTGCTCTAGTTCTTCTGACATTTAAGAAATCCTTAATATTGCGCCGTGGTTCCGCCACGTTCGGTTTATGTTGCTTATACAGTAAAATTAATCAATTGTCAACCAATCTTCAGATAGCACGTCGGTCTGGCTAGCAAACCACGGCACAACTTTATTATCCGCGGTCTTCATATCTATGTGCGCGTGATAGTTGATCTCTGTTCCTTCCGGGTAAATTCCGAGCAATGGCGGACGATTCACTTTAAATGTTGAACCTGGCACCAGAAACAAAAACATACCCTTCCCGTTCCATCCAGCACGCGCCACCTTTGCGCCCTGCTTCATAGCTCTAATAGCATCACCAAAATCCATGTCACTTACTCCTATCAATTGTCAAATGATCTTACCGCCTCATCCGCGGCCCTTGCGTATGCCTCTGTATTACTCGGACCTACTACAGTGTCAACCCCCATAGCTTCCCGCAACAGTTTCAACGTTGTGGCTATGTCTTTCTGGCTTTCCCGGGTCTGTTTCAATTCTTCAAGCAGAACATTAAATTCAAATTTCTGCTGCGATTGTTGAATCTCATGTTCTGCAAGTGCGTTTTCACGTGCTTCTTTACTCTGCGCAATAGCCGCATCGACCTGAACTTTATTCGCCTGCGCTTGTGCTTTGCCCGCTTCCGCTTCGGCCAGAACCATAGCCGGGTCAGGTGCGGGGGGCTGCTGCTGTTGCTGCGCGAATATCCGCTTTTCTTCATCCGTCATTTGTTCAAACGGGATTACCCCAGCTTGAAATAGCTGCTGACGTTTACGCTGTGCTATCAGGTCCATGCCCGGGGAACGTAGATTATTAAACAGTATATCGCTGCCCATTTGTATAGCGGACGGGTCGAACTGTGAAATCTCGGTTATTGCTGACACAGTCTCTTGCTGCCGGTTCTGGAATGACGGACCGGCTGAGCATGTAACGTCATATTTGCCTTTCGATAGATCGTTCACCATAACCATTTTATTGGTCTGAACGTCGTACACTTCCTGGTTGACTATTGCCGTTTCTGCGCTGCCGTCCTCATTCATAATTCGCAATTGCCGTTGCGTTGAGTATACTTTCGGTATCGCATCCACAAGTATTTTTGCCGTACGGCGTATTGCTCGTTCATGCGCTTTAAAATATTTTATCGTGCCGGTATCGCCTTTATTCTGTAGCGCTTTAATAGCCACACCGGATTGTAAACCGGGGTTGTTGCCGCGATTAGCATCAAACAGCCCAGCGGATGCGTTAATGTTCTCGGTCATCTCTACAGATATACTCTGTAGTCCTGGATTAATCTGCGCGCCGCCTATCTGTTGGGGCGGGCCGGGTACTTCCGGGTCAACGTTATAAAACTGTACCGGGTCGGAGTTTTTATTGAGTGTTGATAGCTGTCGTTCGTGCCCTGCCGCTTGTTTATGAGTCATCCAGTATTTAGCACGTGGGGCAAGGGCGCCCTCTTCAATCATCCGGCTTGTTGAGTAGTTATAAACGCGCTGCGGGTCCAGCAGTTTCTCTACCACACCCCTGTAACAGACTTTATCCTCAACAATCGAAAAATTACCGATATCAGGTATCACCGGTATCTGATTAAACACGGTCTCCTGTCTTTTATTCAGCCACCCGCCACCGTCGAACAACCTCGAATAAACAATGTTTTTATTACGCGTCCTGCGCATCTTAACAGTTACACCGGCTTGTTCCAGCTCGTCTAGAATCGGTTCGGCTTCAGTAGCCTCTAACACGCGCCCATCTGACATTAACAATAGTTCGCGCGGTTTCTCGTGGATGTAATACAGATTACCGATAACAACTTTATCGATCGAGTTATTCTCTAGCGACGTCGTGAACACGCGCCCCTGTGATAGTGATATAGCGCTGCCGTCCGGGTACTTAGCCTCATACGTGCGTTTATCTACACATTCTAAAACTACACACCATTGGCAATCGCTCGCATCAGGTTTTTTAAACGGCCCGAACCATACCGAGTCGATGAAATTAGCGACAGGTTCTATAATTAAATCCTGATCAAAACTGTCATCGTCGATATACGCCTGTTTGATCTGCCACCCGTCAAGCCCGGTAGTGACCATACCGCGCGCGGACATGTTAAATATATCGTTCGCACCTGATATATTTTCGATATTACGCACAATACCGTCTAGCAGTTTCGCATCGTCTTTCGTTGCGTCTCCGCCGGCTGGATGTATCGTAATATTAAAATCCGCCTGTTCCATTTCCCCGGCTATCTGATCGACAACGGGGGAAGTCTTATCAAACGTGTAGCGTGGCCGCCCTTCGGCTGACTGCCACAGGTGGGGTTCCCATTGACCATCGCGGGAATTTATAAACAGGTTCGCTTCTCTAGCGGCTTCTCGGTTGTATTGATCATCGTCCTGGGATTCCGCCAGTATTTTCTTTACGTATTCGTGATCTTCATAATCCGGCATTTCTATCCCCAAGCCTCAAATTTTATTGGTTCGTGCACCGCGCCCACATCGCCTACCCGCACAGCGTACCGGCGCATCATATACGCGTAACGTATCGCGTCCAGGAGATCGTCCATAGTTTTAGATATTTTACCATTCGAGCCTCGATGATACTGCAGGAACTCATCAAGCACAGGGCGCAACGTTTTAACGATCTTGAATTTACCTTTCTTCATGAGGTCATTTATTTCGTACAGCCCGGTTTCGACGCTTATGCCGCCATCCGGCCAGGTGGCATGTTCAGGCAGCATTTCAAACCCTGCGTTAACGTAGTGTCGCATCAACTGCACAGAATCTTGCCGCGCTTTTTCGTGCTGCAACCCATCATGCGGCCACGCTGTTGGGATTCCTTCAGCCCACGGTCGAACCGCCCCCCAGGCGTCATTTGCAGACAATAGACGCTCTTTATACGCATGAGTGACATAAAACATTTCATTATCCCGGTCTTCTATCAACTGTATGTGCGCCTGTGGGTGATCATACCCAAAATCCATACCATCAATTACATACCAGTGTGGCTGTACGTCCGGCGCCTCGCAAGCTACATAATCCTCAGACAGATCATAGATACGCCCATGTCCTAGCATAGGCGTTCCTTTCGTTCTCATTTCCCGTTGATGCGTCGGGTATTGTGCGAGCATCCGTTCCTGTTTTTCCGGTGTGATGTGCGGCGCATCGGACCACCCTTTTTGCATAAAAAACTGGTCGTTCGATGGGTCCTCCATGAACATAGTTACCAGTTCAGTGCGCCCGTTCTCCGGCGTAAACGTATAAATACCGCGCCCCCCACGCCCTCGGTCTCCGTTGAGTGTACGGGTCAGTACTTGCGGACGTATTTCCTGGTCTTTTGGTTCTTCATCGATATGAAACCAGTCTACCACGTCCCCCATTAGCGCGTGCTGCCCCTGCGAATACGACCAAAACTGCACCGTAGCCACACCCCCAAGCGCATGACTAACCCGCACGGTTCGCATAGCGTTCGGCGTGCCTGTGGCTGATTCCCAGGACAGAACGCGCTCGGCTGGAACCAAACCGCCCGAGAACCGGCCCGCTGAGAAATTACCGAATAGCGCAGTCTGTAGCAGATCGCGGGCTTTTTCCATCGAGTAGCCAAGCAGCCACATTGTTGGGGGGAAATTAAATCGGTGGCCGTCCCAATCGTCCGGGTAGTCCCCGGTCAGGTGGGAGGCGTCTATCGTCGTGCCTGTGAACGTTTTTCCGATCTGATTGGCTGCGCACAGGCAACACTCATAAAATTGCGCCGTGCGTCTCGTGAACTCCCGTTGCCAGTCGTACATGCGCGAAAAAGCGAGCGACACAGCACGTTGTTTATTGCGCCGTTGCCGCTCTTCCAGTAGCGTTAAAAGTTCAACCCTTGTCGATTGCATCGAGTAGTGATTTTATACGATTGTCAAGCTGTTCATCGGGTATCTCGTTTAGTGGTTTTCCATCCAGTCCGGTTAATTCCTTACGATCAATCAAAGCCCCTTGACGCTGGTACGCAAGTTTAAGCGCATCGAGTTTATTATACATCTTTACCTCGATACCCTTCGGCCCCTGCTTGATCGATTCAATCGCCGCCACAGTCTCCGGGGGGATATCATCGATACCGCATCGTAACACAGGTATGTGATTAATAACCGGGTCTCCCGTATCCTGATCAACTGTACCTGTAGCCATGGCGAAACTCGACACAATATCGGTGATAGACCCTTCTAGCATATTTTTTAGTTGCATGTCAAGATACCGCAAAGTTAAACCCGTAGACCTGGCAGATTCCCCACGCATCGACGCGCAATACTCAACGACTTCAGGCTTCCTCAGTAAACGATTAGAAAGCGCCCCTGCGGCTGAAATGTTACGCGCGGGTAGTCCGGCTTGCATGTAACACTTTGCGCGCGTCATACCGTGTTGATGCGACGTCAGCCACAGGTTACAGAACACCAGTTCACCGGTCGATAACTTACCGGCCAGTTCCCGTTGCTCTTCTGTCAATGCGTTAAAAATATCCATATCTTGGAATTATACGATTTTAGGGGAACATTTTCAACAAAATTATTAAGTCATTGATTTATAACGATATGGTATTTTCCCCCCCTCATTCCCCTATGATTTAGGGCTTCTTAGGGGAACGGGGAACCGTTATGTGGTAAGGCTTTCAGCGATATTTCCCCCAACTCCCCGGTGAAATCACATATTCTATACACGTGTGCGCGTAATGTGCATGTATTATATATTTAACATAATGTATTACATATTATTGCTGTAACCAATTTACTATTTCTTAGGGGAGTTGGGGGAAATATCTCTGAAAAGCTTACTATATAACGGTTCCCCGTTCCCCCCTCAAACGTCAAATCATGGGGGAATTCATGGGGGAAATTCGGCTGCTCCTGTGGCTACGTTTGATTAATGTAAACGAATTCAAAGCTACAGGAAATTGAAAAACGTTTACATTAATCAAACGTAGCCACAGGAGATACAGGAGAGTTTGAAAAGTGTTTACAAATTCAAAATATAGATACAGAAAAGTTTGAAAAGTGTTTACAAATTCAAAATAACCTGTATGATTGAATCATCAACTAACGAAACAAGGAGAACGACATGGAAAAGAAAAAATTAAACAGTTTACAAATTAGAAAAATCGGTAAAAATGACAAAGCCGGTCGTTGGTACCCGATCGATGAAGTCTCCGAATATTTTAGCCACTTGCGCGCCCCATCTAGGGCTTTTCCCTCAAGTTATTGGAAATCCGCTGGTACAGCAAAGTTTTACAAGTGGTTAGAAGCGAACCACCCGGACTTATTGAAACGTATTTAACAATGAGCAATAAATCAACCCGTGGCGGCGCTCGAAAGGGCGCTGGCCGCCCGTCAAAGGAAGGGGAAACGGTAGTGGTATCTTGCCGCGTACCGATTGAGATAAAAGAATTTCTGAGTCAGTATAACGGTACTGAGTCGGAGTTAATTATTAAAGCACTTCGGGAGTATTATAAGATATGAATAAGACCGCGAGACACGGTAAGCCCCTGCCCACACGCGCCGAATTAATAGCCGCGTCGCATATGCCCTCCTTGGGCACTACGGACGCAGAATTACATAGAATATACGTACCGGAACCCCACGGATGCATAATAAATGAATTAAAATTGATACAGTCCTATTTATGCTGGTCATATGATCATTCGATGCGCATAGAACACGCTATCCGCTATCTAGAATTTACTAATGAACTGATAACATTAATTGAAAAAGCCCGCAAGGAACGCGGGCTGTCAGGTGTGATTGATGTGACAGAAATTGCGGTAATCTGTAAGCCGGTCACGTTTTAGAATTTAATATGTCCAGGCAACCAGAATAATCAGTATTAACCGGAATTGGTTCTTCAACGTTAGCATACCGGGCTAACTCCGGGAATTGTTTTTTAAACTGTTCTACTGTAGTACATTGGCTCAACCCCTCAGTAACCACACGCTTTAATTCCGCCCGTTTAGTGCGGTATCTATCCTTTTCTATCTCTAGTTTTTTAATTTCTCTATAACACTCTATTGAGGGGGTGTAACCCCTCCCGTAATGATCGCACATGAACGCCCCGAACCTGGTATAACCTTTGTATAAATAGTTTTCTTTACCCACATTACTAAGCCCTCTTAATGGTTCGGGTAATTGCGCCGCAGAATCCGCTAATATTAACTTTTGCGCTTCATCTACGTGTCGCGGGTCTGTAACGTCTGCCATGACATTAGATAATATTCTGGTCCTAAGTGTTTTATTCAGTCTCATAATTTATTCATCCTTGAAAATTTTAATAGTGCCTGTTATCACCAACAAAACATTTTTATCCATATCAGTATTTTTTCCCATTCTCTTCTTTGCGATTTTCGATTTTATGATCTGCCCGGCTTGCGTTGTATTCGAGCTTTTCAGCTAATGCGCCAGCTAGATCAAGATCATAACCACCGGCAAGATCAAATATACGTATTAGCGCGTCAGCCAATTCAACCTCAAACATTTTTCTGTGCGGTAGTTTGTCATCCATCAAATCTTTTCGGTGACCTTCCATCGCTTCAGATATTTCGCTATGGACAAGACAAAGCAGTTCACCGACGTTACGCTTACCGCGCATATCTTCACCAGTTTTTAAATCTTTCCACCAGCCTGAATCGGTAGCCAGGCGGTGACATACAATAGTCAACAATTCTGCATTTTTTGCAGCTTCTTGAAATTTTAAATGATTGAATTTAGTATGCTGTTTTGCTAATTCGCTACGTATTTCATTTATTTTTTGTTCAGAATCATGCCCTTCGATGAGGTGTGCATCCATATATAAATCATCACTCATATCAAATCTCCTTTTAATTTATTCATCCTGTCAGTTATTAATTTACTTAGCGAAACCCGCAGCTTTTCCGCTTGTCTGGTCCAGCGGGTTTTATCCTCTTTAGTGCACCGAATCTGTACCGACTCGGTGCGGTTTTCTCCGTGTCTATTTTTTTTCATAAAGTCGGTATGTCCAGTTTTATATCACTGGCGTTAAGGGGCATGATAATAACAAACGTTTCCCCAGGCGCTATCTGGGATATACCCGGGGCACCTTTAGCGCCACGATGAACTTCTACCCGTCTAGGGCCATCCAATAATTTATTGGCTTTAGCCACAGCACCCAGGTACTCATGCGAATAATCGCAGATATGAGCGGGTTTATTTTCTTTAGCCTGTTTTAAAAAACTTATACACCGTTCCAGGAGTTTTATAGAATCTGTTCCCCCCTCTTGGAAATACCTGTGGTCATAAGTAATGCTGTCACCCTTAAGTATTTTTATTTCGTCCGGTTCTATGGTTATCGGACCACCTAACCGATGCGGTGCGGCTTCTATATGCACAAACATACAATGAAGGTTAGTAGATATAATTAATACTCTATCACCGTGTTGTACGATGTGCACTTTTCCGGTCAGGTAACCCCGCGTAGTATTCTTTGCGTCCGTGAATAACGCCGCAGCTTTTAAATATTTAATTTTCATAATTCACTCCAAAATCCAGAAACTAGGTTTTTCGGCTTGTTTTTTGCAGATACTCTCGCAAAAGTTTCCCAATCACAAATCTTTACTGTTAAGCCGGCGAAAATTCCATATCCATCGCCAGCATTGATTCCCCGGCCAGCCTTGATGCCCCAGCCCGCCTTGATGCCTC